CTGAAAGATTTGGAAAACGCTTGAAATCCAAAACGAACAATTACTAAGAACCTTATCGGCGATATGTCTGATCTGACAGATGAACAGATAAAAGAAATTAATGATCGTTTGGACTTAGAGAAAAAAGTCGTTGACAAATTAGCAAACCGATAAGGAGAATTAAATTATGGCACTATCGAACACTGCCGTCCCTAAATATTATGGCATGTTCAGAGATGCTGTAATTAGAGGAGACATACCTGTCTGTAAAGAAGTTTCTATGGAGATGAATCGTATTGACAGGTTAATCAGAGACCCCAGATATTATTATGACGACGACGCAGTAGAGGGTTGGATTGCATATTGTGAGGGAGAATTAACACTCACAGATGGTTCCGATTTACATTTACTTGATAGTTTTAAACTCTGGGGCGAATCAGTATGGGGTTGGTATTACTTTGTTGAGAAGAGTATATATGAGCCTTATCCTGATGGGCATGGTGGACATTATGTAAATAAAGTTATTAAGAAACGACTGATAAATAAGCAGTACCTTATAGTCGGGCGAGGTGCAGCAAAATCTTTATATGATTCTTGCCAGCAGTCATATACACAAAATATTGACACTTCTACAACTCATCAGATTACTACAGCGCCAACAATGAAACAGGCGGAAGAAGTAATGTCTCCGCTAAGAACTGCAATTACACGGTCGAAAGGACCACTTTTCAAATTTCTTACGGACGGATCGCTCCAAAATACAACAGGATCAAAAGCGAATAGAGTGAAATTAGCATCGACCAAGAAGGGAATAGAGAACTTCCTTACAGGGTCGCTTATTGAAGTGCGTCCTATGAGCATCAATAAACTCCAGGGACTAAGATGCAAAGTTGCCACTGTCGATGAATGGCTTTCCGGAGATATAAGGGAAGATGTTATCGGTGCCATAGAACAGGGAGCATCGAAGGTAGATGATTATTTAATCATTGCTACAAGTTCTGAAGGAACTGTTCGAAACGGATCTGGCGACACAATCAAAATGGAGTTAATGGACATCTTAAAAGGTGACTATGAAAATCCTCATGTGTCGATATGGTGGTATAAATTGGATTCTATCGATGAAGTTGGAATGCCAGAAGCGTGGCTAAAGGCAAATCCAAATATCGGAAAAACTGTTAGTTATGATACATACCAGCTTGACGTCGAAAGAGCAGAAAAGGCGCCAGCGGCACGAAATGATATTTTGGCTAAAAGATTCGGACTTCCGATGGAGGGATACACTTATTACTTTGCATACGAGGAAACTTTGCCACATAAGAAACGTGATTTTTGGTCTATGCCATGCGCTTTGGGAGCAGATCTATCGCAAGGAAATGACTTTTGCGCTTTTACATTTCTGTTTCCGTTATCGAATGGTGCATTTGGTGTAAAAACCAGAAACTACATTACTGAATATACCCTTACAAAATTACATCCAGCTCTTCGGACAAAATACGAAGAGTTTATCAATGAGGGCAGTTTGATCATTATGCCAGGAACAAATCTGGACATCACACGGGTATATGATGATTTGGACGAACATATCATAAAATCTGATTATGATGTTCGATGTTTTGGATATGATCCATATAATGCAAAAGAATTTGTGGAAAGATGGCAAACTGAAAACGGTCTATTTGCGATAGAGAAAGTTCCACAGGGTGTGAAAACAGAAAGTGTTCCTTTAGGAGAATTAAAGAATTTGGCAGAAGGTAGACAGCTAATATTCGATGAGGAACTTATGACTTTTTGTATGGGAAACTGCATCACTATGGAAGATACGAACGGCAACAGAAAATTGCTTAAAAAACGATATGAGCAAAAAATTGATTCTGTCGCCGCTATGCTGGATGCATATGTAGCGTACAAAGTTAATAAGGATATGTTTGACTAAATAGATAATTACTAGGAGGAAATTTTAATATGGCTTTATATGAGCGAATTCATCGCGGATGGAATGCCTTTCTCATGAACAAAGATCCAACCAGTGATTCAGGTCCCGGATACTCTGTTCGACCGGATCGAGTAAGGCTTACTAGAGGAAACGAACGTTCTATTGTGACATCTGTATTTAACAGAATTGCGCTGGATGTCTCAGCTGTTAGTATTCAGCATGTGCGATTAGACAATAATGGACGGTTTTCTGAGACCATAGATAGTGGACTGAATAATTGCCTTACCATAGAAGCAAATATTGATCAAACCGGAAGAGCATTTCTTCAGGATGTCGCGCTGTCCATGATAGACGAGGGATGTGTGGCGATCGTGCCGGTTGATACAAGTATAGATCCTACTAAATCAACAGGATTTGATATTTTATCAATGCGTGTTGGTAAAATTGTCGAATGGTACCCTAAGAGTATCAGAGTGCAGGTATGGAACGAAAATAAGGGAGTAAAGACGGACATTGTTGTCAGTAAACGAATGGTCGCAATTATTGAAAATCCTTTGTATTCTGTAATGAATGAACCAAACTCAACCATGCAGCGATTGATCCATAAATTAAATTTATTGGATATTATCGATGATAAAAGCAGTTCTGGTAAATTGGATTTAATTATTCAGTTGCCATATGTTATAAAATCAGAGGCACGGCGAAGACAGGCGGAAGAAAGACGTAGAGATATAGAGAACCAATTATCCGGTTCAAAATATGGAATTGCGTACACTGATGGTACTGAAAAAATAACACAGTTGAACCGCGCAGTCGAAAATAATCTATTATCTCAGATCGAATACCTAACGAGTATGCTATATAGCCAGTTAGGAATTACTCAAAGCATATTAGATGGTACGGCTGACGAAAAGACAATGTTAAATTATTATAACAGAACTATTGAGCCGTTTGTTTCAGCAATTGTGGATGAGATGAAGCGTAAATTTCTTACAAAAACTGCAAGAACCCAAAAACAATCAATCTTATTCTTCAGAGATCCATTCAAACTTGTGCCAGTATCAGATTTAGCTGAAATTTCTGATAAGCTTACTAGAAATGAAATAGCTTCTTCAAATGAGATTCGACAGATTATCGGGTGGAAACCATCTTCCGATCCAAAAGCCGATGAACTTCGAAACAAAAATCTTAATCAAACGACCGAAGAGATGAACGATCAATCCGGCGAATCGCCAATACCTCCAAGCACTAATTCAAATGAACAATCAAGTATGGATTATGAAAAAGCAGTATCTGATTTAGACCAATTGGATTATCAATTAGATGAATTAGAAAAAATGCTTGAGCATAGCGCAGAACTAAAACATTATGCGAGTCCGTATTATGACCCTCAAAAAGCACACGAATATTACATGCAAAATCGTGAATTAAAATCACGGAGGTCGACAGCAAAGCTAAATGAAAACGGAAAAAATGCGGCAGCATATGTGAAAGAGCAGCTTACAGCAGAACGTAAGCAAAAAGTTCAAACACATAAGCAATCAACAGATTCTCAAATTAATTCACTAAGTGATCAGAAAAAAGCGAATGTCGATATACGTAAGAATGCTATGCAGAGTCGAATTGATTCGTTGAGAACCATGCTTCAATCAATGTCGAAGGAAGATAAAGCGCGAAACAAGGAAGGAATATATGCCCAAATTGCATCTCTCAGAGATGACAATAAACGCGAACGTCAGAGATTGCAGGAGGAGTTTAAAGTATCTAGGAACGGTCTTAGAGAAAATCATTCGGAAGAAAAACAGCGTCTAAAAGATGAATACGACGAAAAATATCTACAGGAGCTGGATAAGATTCGTGCGGATTCTAAATTTAGAAAAAAAACAAAATAGGAGGAAAATTCAAAATGGACTTTGATTTCAGTGGATGGGCAACTCGGAATAATGTGAGATGCTCAGACGGGCGAACCATCATTCGTAATGCTTTTGCTGAAAATGATGGTAACACAGTTCCATTAGTTTGGAGTCACCAGCATTCAAATCCTTTGAATGTATTGGGTCATGCCTTGCTTGAGAATAGAGAAGACGGCGTGTACGCTTATTGTACATTTAATGACTCTGAATATGGAAAAGCAGTAAAGGCGCAGGTTCTTCATGGAGACATCACTCAGTTGTCAATCTACGCTAATCATTTAAAGGAGCGTGGAGGCGATGTTATCCATGGTGACATCAAAGAAGTAAGTCTTGTCATTGCTGGCGCAAATCCGGAAGCGTACATCGACAGCGTCATTTCACATAGTGAAGATGAAGGTGAAGCAGCAATCATTTACACTGGTGAAAACTTTGATTCAGTCTTAGCACACACTGATGAAGATGACAAAGAAAAAAATAAGAAAATACCGGATAAAGACGAGACTGCAAAAGATAAACCTGAAACCGAAGAATCTAATAAAACAGATGATGAATCGGGCAATGACAACGAGAAAACTATAAAAGATGTACTTGATACATTGAATGGAGAACAGAAAAAAGTAGTTTATGGATTATTAGCACAGGCATTCGATTCTGAAAATCCGGACGATAGTACCGAAGATAATCCAGAAAAAGAGAAAGAACCAAAAACAGAACATGGAGGAAAAGAAATGAAACACAATTTATTTGAAGGTGACGACCGAGAAGGTAATGTACTTTCTCATGCAGATCAGGAGAGCATCCTTGCGATGGCAAAAAGTAATAGTGTAGGTTCGCTTCAGGCAGCTATTGAAAGATATCGTGAGAATAACAATCTTGCACACAGTATTGATTCTATCGAAACTTTATTTCCGGATTATAGAGACCTTAATCCTGGAGCTCCAGAAGCTATTACCAGAGATCAGTCTTGGGTTTCTCATGTAATTGATGCAGCTCACAAAAGCCCAATTGCCAGAATCCGTACACGTCAGATGGATGCGCGGTCAGCTAACTTTAGAGGTCTTGGATATAAGAAAGGTTCTAAAAAGGATAATACCGGTAATATCAAACTTATCAAACGTACAACTGATCCGCAGACTGTCTTTATTAAAGACGCTCTTAACAGAGATGATGTTATCGATATTACAGATTTTGATGTTGTTGAGTATCAGTACCGGTTAATGCGCGGGGTTCTTAATGAAGAAGTCGCAACTGCAATCATGATTGGCGACGGTCGTGAAGATGGAGATGAAAATAAGATTGCAGAAGATCATATTCGTCCAATCTGGAAGGATGATGATCTGTATACAATTCATGCTGATGTAGATTTAGATGACGCTAAGAAAAGACTTCAGGGAACCAATACATCTGCAAACTTCAGCGAGAATTATGTATATGCAGAAGCAATTATTGAAGCAGCATTATACGCACGCGAACAGTATAAAGGAAGCGGATCTTTAGAGTTTTACTGTGCGCCTCATGTATTAAATGTAATGTTATTAGCTCGTGATCTGAATGGTCGCCGTATTTATTCATCAAAAGCAGACCTTGCAGCAGCATTGAACGTAAAAGATATTATTGCAGTTGAACAGTTTGAAGGACAGGTAAGAACAACCAGCGATATTTCACCGAAGAAGAAAGAGTTACTTGGTTTATTTGTAAACATCAAAG